GCTTGCTGGCTCCTACTCCTGTGTTTGTTGGCATATTATATCTTCCTTAGTGTGCTGATAATTTGTGTCCCCACGTTACAGGCTGGGCAACGTGGCTGGTATCTCTACGCACAGGGAACATATAATCAATCATATATCCTAGTGCGTCATTCATATGGTCAAATCCAGAATCTTTGTCTGGAATTGTACTTCCTTGTTTATAACTTTGTTTTTCTACACTTTCAATGAGATGTCGACAACCTGCATCTACATATAAGTTTACTTGTCCACTGGCACTTTTGAATCTACTATTAACTGCGTTAATTCTATCTCTAATCTGTGTGTGACTATTTGGTGCTTTGACTATAAATCCGTTGTTGGCCAAGATTGACAGGTCGGTACTACCACCTGCTGATGTTTTACGCTGGCGACTGGCTGGATCTGGATAAGCCCAGATTCTATTATCTGGATATCTGTTACGCAGTTCGTCACAGGCTTCTTGAGTGTTGCTAGTAAACAAACAGATTTCGTCAATCACATACAGGGTATCTCCGCGACGAACAGTGATCACTACACTCATTGGATCTATATTAAAATCCCATCCAGTATATAATATTTCGTGTTTCTCTATTGTATCAGTAAAGGCCCGGATATTTTGTTTTCTATCAAATGAATAGTAAACACGATTGGTTGTAGTATTGAAGGCAGCCAAGTACTCTTGACGGAATGTGGCTTCATCAAGATCATTACGAGCTGCTAGTATTTCCTCAGGTGGAACAACTCCACCTTCCACAGTGGTATATTGCCAACTGGCCCATTGAAGTTCTGTTGGATCTTGTCCCCGTTGATATAGATCATAAAGCCAATTATTAATACCCTTGGGTGTGCCCAAGAATAATGCTTTACCTTGTCTATCTGACAAGGTTGGGCGCAGGACTTCTGTCCAGGCTCTCTCATCTATATCAGCCACTTCATCGCAGACTAAGAAATTTAATCCAACTCCTCTAAGTGAGTCAAAGTTATCTGCTCCTCTAAGAGCGATCTGACTTCCATTTACTAATTTAATACTTAAATCATTTTCATTTACTTTAGCAATCCAATTTAGTTCTCTTAGATTGTTTTTAAGTGTATCCCAGACCACAGCTTTGGCCATCCTATAACTAGGAAATACGGCCCAACAGATCTGGTTATGGATCCGTGCATGCTTAGCCAACTCGCGAATCGCAATATGAGTCTTGCCAAAGCGGCGACCACTTACTGCCACTCTAAAGCGAGCTTCACTGTCAGCGATATTCTTTTGAGGTGGGCTTAATGGCATTGACAAGTTCCAAGGTAATTGTTATAATGTTTATTATGATTAAAAATACCAAACAAGATTTCTTTAATAGAATTACCAAATTGCCAACTGGGTGTTGGGAATTTCAAGGCAATGCTGACAGAGATGGCTATCGTTTCTTTCAATATCAAGGCAAAGATTGGCGAGCACATCGCCTTGCTGTTGTATTTGATGGTAGAGATCCAAAAGGAAAAGTTGTTATGCACCATTGCGATAATCCTGCTTGTGTGAATCCAAAACATCTTAGTGTTGCTACTCAGCGAGAAAATGCTCAGGACTGTTCTAATAAAGGACGCAATCCAGGCAACAAATGGTCTACAAGCCCAGGATACAAGAAAAAAGATATTCTTCAATCGTAACATATTAGGAATCTGTCCAGGGAAGCGGTTTCTTATCATCAGTTTCAATTGGTCCATTGTCAGAAAAGCCAAGCATATTTTTGCTCAACCAAATAAGCATTGTGGTATTGCCATGCATTGCTTCGTCCAACATCTTACGGCGAAGTCTGGCTTTGGTCTCACTGCGTGCCAATTCAATCTCATCTTTAAATCTCAGATTGATAGTGTTCTGATCCACGTTGAACCAACGAGCAATCTCACTTGTATTACAATGCAAGCGAGCAAGTTTTATTACCTGTTCTCTATCAATCACTCTCTTTACTGGGCGAATCTGAGGAATAGGTTCACCTGCTGCACGGGCTGCTGCCAGTTTTTCTTCTCGTGCTTCAGCTGCGTCTATCTGTAACTGTTGATAGTCTGGGATTAAATCATCTTGTTCTAGAGTCATATTATAGGCTACGATTCTTAATTCTCATACGGAAATATCGTTCATCCGTAAGACCACTATCAGTTGTGACCCGATTGGTCAAGGTGTATGTGTTTCCAGCTGATCCATTGCTGATAAAAACAGTACCTACACTGGTTACTGTATTAACTGTATTAGAGTTTTGTAGCAAGGGGCGATAATCGCTGGTTACAGTACTAACAGTCCACACACTGGTCTGAAGACTATCACCTTGTGCTAACCAATCAGTCCAATCTACACTATAATCTAAAGTAGCATCTGGATCTTTTTCAATGTAGGCTCCGTATTGGTCAGCCTTGAATCCTGTTATTATTGTCATACTTGTTGTCTCTCTATCGTAGGTTGTACTATGGGTGGAACTGCTATCAAGAATACTCTAGTATTCTCAGGTACCATTATGGTTCTGTTGTCAGCCGATACCGGGATCGTTCTTGTTTCAGCGGTAACTTTATAGCGTCTATATGGATCAATTTTGCTTAGGCTACCACGTGCCACTATCGCAGCATGTGCAGCCAATACAGCAGTGGGTGTTAACCATCGAACACCACCCACAGTGACCATTGTTGCAGTTGATTGTACGGATGCCTGTGGAGTCAGCCATCGAACACCACCTACTGTGGCTACTGTGGCCACTACGGACAAGTCAGCAGCTGCAGACCATTGAACACTAGCGGTAGTGGTTAACTCACATGCGCCAAACATTGCGGCTGCTATTTCTTGTGTGCGTAGACCAGTTGCTGTCAGGGTGGCTATCACGGGCATCACAACCACTTCAGCATCTTTAACAATACGACTGCCTGATATCACGGAGAAGTAACTCTCTAATACAGCCGTAGCAAATGTTACAAAGGTAGCCGTTGTGGTCAAGGTGGCAGTGGCAGTGGCAGTGGCTTCGCCTGCTTGAACAATACCACACAAGATTGTTAATGTAAACTGTGTTTGATCAAGTAACCCATTAACTGACCAGACACCATTGTTCATGTTCTCCCATGTAGGTGGATCATCCCAGGTATAGACACTGACCTGATCAGCCATGTCAATAATGGTACCTAAGAAGTTACCAGTGACAGCGACTGAGAACGCTGCTGCTAAATCTGCTGTGCCGTAATGATCAGTCCTAGGTGCAAGAGCAAAAGTAAATTCGCTACTCAAGACAGCGACACCACCTTGATACACATAGCCATCTGCTGTTACAGTAAACGTTCCAGCATTTAGGACTTCGCCAGCCAGTGTTTCTTCACTTTCAGTCACAACCAGTGAGTATACTATCAGTTCAATACCGTAATCTGTTCCATACAGCATGTTGGCTGTGGCATTGAGACCAAATGCGGCTGATACGGTTTCTACAAGACCTTTGAATAATGAACCAGTGGCGGCCAGGGTTGAACTAGCATTAAAGGTATCGTCAGTAACATACCCTGGTTCTACATAGTCATCACTGAAATACCGTCCAACAATAACACCAATGATCTTATTTGATGTAGCAGTTGTGATAAAGGTACTAGATAAGGTTGCTGCTCCAGGCACAAATAATACAGCCGCGACTGCGACTGCTGCTGTGCTTGAGATGCTGACTAATCCTTCCAGTGTTTGACCTACCGTGCCTACTCGTGTGATTAAATCGGCTGCTGAGCCTAAACTACCTAGGTTGGTAACTTGGTCTGGACCTTGTATTGAACTAAAATAAATTCTAGCTCTGAGTCCATTAGCCAAAGTACCATCAGCAGTTGGTTGAACATAACCACCTGACCAAAAGTTTGCGATACCAGGAGCATTGGTGCCTGTATAACCGTCCCAGTCGCCAATCCAGGTTTCATCTAGATGTAGATAACTTGGATTCCATGTTGGGCTGGTACTGTTGTAGCCAGAGAATTGGAAATAGTTAAAACCTGTGTAGTAACTACCAGTTCCTTGGTTAAAGTCGGCAATTTTGTTGTAGTTTGCATTGGTGTTTGAACTGTAATACCGCCACGGTCCAGTGGTTCTACGGCCCATGTAATCGGCGGGCTGCGCGTTATAGCTACTTTCTAATATGGTCCAGTTTAAAGTGCTCCATACATCCACACCATTAATATAGGCCTTGGTATAATCAAAGCCAGTGGAACTAGTGTTCCAGCCCGTTGATGTGGTGATTGAACTGGGCCCACCTGGTGCTATGGTATCTGAAACGGATTGCGATGAACCATTGGCTGTGGTATTTCTTTCAGGGGCACACATTCTAAACATTAAATGTGTTGTCTCAGACGGATCTAATGTAAAGTTATTACTATACATTGTAGTTGTATGTAGATAAACTCCTGTGTTAGCGTAACTGGCTAAAACAGGAAAGTTATCAATAAAACTAGTTACAACTTTAAGTCTAAAATTTCTTGCGCGGTAGTCTGGCGACCCTGAATGGGTGTATGGGTAGGCAACTTGTAAGTAAACAATAGTGCTGGAATCTTTAGATACAGCAGGGAATCCAGTAGCAACAGAATAGTTGGTTGAACCAGTTCTAAACAGTTCAAGTAGGTCGCCAGATTGACTACTACTACCACCGTTTAAATAAGTTCCTGTAACGCGGAACTTGGTTGACAACATAAATGACCTGTTGCTATATTCACCAGGAAAACCAACACTGGTCCCTGTTCCAATATAATCGGAACCTACGTTGGTTGATTTAATTACTAACGCCATCTATGCTGTCCTTATGATCTAATACTTAAAAAGTATTAGGCTAAACTTACTGTCATGTTGCCTGAGCTGACCTGGAATGTATCACCAGTGGCAACAGTTTTACTTGTTGTCAATGCGCCCCAGAACAATACGTTACCAGTTGTAATAGCATCCATAATAGCCACGTGAGTAACAGTACCCCAGTTTGATGTTGCGGCATCAAATGTTACAGTGGCTGAACTTACACCATTGCCACCACTTGCAGCAGCAAATGTAATAGCCTTACGACCATATGCTGTGCCTGAGGTTGATGTTTCATCAGTCAATGTGCCTGCTTCTAGGTTAGTAGCAGCAAGGCCAGATGTGTTGTTGAACAGGGCAAGATACAAACCAGACGGTTGTGTATATGCTGTGTTGCGTAATACGTGATCCAATACTTTATTTTCTAAATAATTACTTGCGGCTGACATATTTTTCTCCTTTGATTGATAGGCCTGTCCGGGGCCTAATTTATTTGTAGTAGCACCGTGCTACTACTAAAATTCTTTACGTTATATATCTAACAATAACAATGCCACCTACACCAGCGCCACCAGCGCCAGTACCTCCACCTGAGGATCCAGATCCTCCACCACCTCCAGCGCAGTAGAAACTTCCAGCAACACCTGGCTGACCATAGTTAGCCGCTCCTGCTCCACCTCCAGTGGCACCACCTGCTGATCCAGATCCTCCACCACCTCCACCAGCGCCTCCATAATAATAACCAGTGCCAGTTATGTCGGAATAGACACCAGCTTTTCCAGATCCACTGGCACCTGTTCCGTTTGGTCCTGGTGAAGACCTAGATGGGACATACGCGGCACTGGTGCCCCCAGCTGCTGATATGGCATTAAATGATGATGTTTGACTTACTCCCCCAATAGTTGTAGAATAAGTTGTAGGGGTGAGTGTAGAAGATCCAGATTCAATACCGCCTCCATTGCCTCCACCACCTCCACCAATATTTTGGGTGCCTGCGCTGCCATTGCCTCCACCACCTCCAACGAGATAACTGATATCAATGCTTCCACCCGAGACTGTTAATGTGCCAGTGCTTGTTAACTCGTATACAGTATAGATGCCACTGGTATAGGTACTATATGTGCCACTATAGGCGATCGTGCCGCTTACGCTGCCAGTAGCAGGTTGAAATCGACCGTGATTGGCAATTCCTATCACAGAACAAATCCTTTTACAATACTGACCAAGTAAGTGGCACCAGAGTCTACTGTGGTAGCAACTATCACGTCCGTGGTATTGGTTGTGGTGCTGATAGTTCTAATATTGCCGGCATAACGCACTGTGTTTGCAAAGGCGACGGATCTTGACGCGGCACCTGTGTTGGCCACTATGGTTATGGTGCCTGCAGCAGGTGCGGCTGTGAATCCCAAGGTTACATTGCCTGACATATTTAATATGTGTTGATTGCCTGCTGCGAATGACACAGTGACAGCACCAGTGGTGGTAGCCAAGGTTGCGACAGGTTCTTGATAACGGGTTAAATTTTGCACACCTGTAAACGTGGGCAAGTAAGCAGCCACTTGTGTGTTGCCATATGTGCCAGGCTGGGGGTTTGCTGTCAGGTACGTGGCCACTTGTGTGTTGCCGTAAGTGCCAGGCTGGGGGTTTGCTGTCAGGTAGGTAGCCACTTGTGTGTTGCCATACACAGCAGGTGTCGCACCTGACCATACGTTACCTGTCTTGGTTAGCACTTGTCCAGTGGTACTATCAGTTAAACTGACATTACCAAATTCAGCCACAATGCTATTAACATTGTCCACTGCTGATTTTAATTCCACTCTAGCCAGGCCTGGGTTATCAGTGCCTTGATCTAAATTGGTTGTTGATACTTGTGAGATTGGCCAGGCCATTATTTATTCCTTTATATTCCTTAACTTACTGCGAGATTAGTGTCAACCCATGACCATCTCGCGTTTGTGCTATCCCAAT